TTAACTACCTAATGCAACTGCAAAACTAATAGCGTCACCCAATGATGCTGAATTGTCTAGTTGCGTTTGTATATTTGAGGTCACTCCGTTTAAGTAACCATATTCGGTATCACTAATGTTAGTGTTTGCTCCAATCTTAGTTGCCGAAATTCTATTTACATCAAGTGTTATATTTCCTGCTGATGTGACAGGCGAATTAGATATAGTAAACTCTGAACCAGATTGTGCTAATCCTATGCTCGTAACTGTACCTGTGTTGCTTGGAGTAACTTGCGTGTAAGTAATATTAGTAGAACCGATTGAACCATCACTATCTGTCGTGCAAAGAAAGATTTTGTTATCATTAGTAGAACCCTGATTTACAACTATTAGCGATCCGCTGATCTCTGCGATTGTATCGTACTCTGGATCTCTTGATGCTGTACCACTTGAAACAACAATGTATAAACCATTTTGTGTAGCAGTTGATTGATCTTTAACTAAAACTCTATCGCCTGTTACTAAAGTAACTCCGTCAATAGTATCGCCGTTTTGTAAGTCAGCAGTAAGATCAATATTAGCTGTTGTTCCTGCTTCCGCAATAATTCTTGTTCTTAATCCTGCTACAGCTTCATCTACATATGATTTTATAGCAACATCAGAATTTGATGAAGGCGTACTCATTCCTGTTATAGAGCCACCAGTTATAGAAACATTGTTAGAAGCCTGTGTTGATATTGTGCCAAGACCAAGATTTGTTCTTGAAGTAGAAGCTGATGCAACATCAGATAAGTTAGAAGCCTTTTCTAATCGTGCTGTAATTTGATCTTGTGCGTTGGAAGATAAAGTATTTATAAATTGAAATTCAGAATTTGTGACACTTCCATCTGCAATTTTAGTAGCATCAATTCCTGTTGCAACTGCTGTATTACCAACACCTGCTGTTTTAATAGAAACTGCTCCACTAGAAACACTAAAGTTATTTGTATCAAAAGATGCAATACCTTTATTTGATACTGTTGCATCTTCACCAGAATAAGTAATTGTTCCACTAGACTCTGCTACATCTAAACCTTCACCTGCTGAGAAAGTAATTGTGCCACCAAGAGAGGTTGCTGTTGAGCTTGATCCATCAGTTACAGTTATAGATGAGTTTGCAAGTTCTGCATTTGCTACTCCACCATCTTTAATTGTTACTGCACCAGAAGATACAGAAAAATTATCAGAATGAAAAGAAGCGATACCCTTATTACTTGTTGTAGCATCTTCACCTGCTATTGTTAAAGTTTGTCCTGAAGCTGTGGTATCTATTCCTTCACCACCTGCTAAAGTAAATGTTTGTGAATCTAAATCTACTGCACCTGTTCCACTATCACCTGCGTAATCAAGATCCTGTCCAGTAATTTGATTCTGAACAAATGCTTTGATACTTTGTTGAGAGGCAACAGCAGTAGCACTATCGCTTGACATATCATCTTCATCTTTAAAAGCTGTACCAGATAATGATGTGTTAAGAACTGGACTTGTTAAAGTTGGACTTGTTAGAGTCTTGTTAGTCATTGTGACTGTGCCAGAGGTAACAAATGCTTTTACAGATTGCTGAGAAGGAGGAAGAACTGCTGAGTCACTACCCATAGCATCTTCATCAACAACTGATACACCTGGATTAGTATATGATGATCCTACATAAACAGATACAGTTGAGTCAGAGGCATTTATTGTTCCACTATCAAATGTAAAAGTAACAGTAGTATTAGGCGAGGAGTAAGCAGAGGTTGCTATCTTTCCAAATATTGTTCCGGTGTTTGATCCAACAATTTTTATACGTCTGCCTACATGGTAAGAAGAAGTAATATCAGAGGCAACAGTAATAGAAGTAGCAGAGGCTCTAGTAAACGTAGTTGTTCCGTCACCATCACCTAATAAAAACCACTCTTTATCATTCCATACTGATCTAACATCTTTGAGTTGCTCACGAATTGAGTTATTTACATCAGATGGACTCATGCCCTCTGAAATATTAACTCCATTTATGGAAGTGTTATTTATTGCTGTTGTTGAATAATTTGATACTGTCATTGTTGTTGTCCTCTATTAAGTAACCCTTCATTTATATTTGATGATAATAAACCTGATGTTGTTGGTCTTGATACATTTGCACCGGCTCTAGGAGTTTGTAATAAACCTCTAACTGCACTTCTTGTAATTGGTCCATAAGCTAATTCAGATGCAATACCTGGTATAACGTATTGTAATGATTTAATTGGATCTACAGTTATATTTCCTGTTACTATCCTACTTGCTGTACCTGAGTCAGGAACATAATTACCCATAATATTTTGTGCTAATTCTCCAGTTTCTCTTAAAAAACCTTCTCCTTTAGCTGTCATTTTTTTACCAATAGAACTGTCATTTTGTTTTAAAGCATTTAAAAATTGACTTGTAGAAAATATACCTTGTGTATTACTAGCTTTGTTTACTGCTTTTTGAATAGCTGACAAACCTACTTGTGATTTATTTATTTGAGTTAGTCGTGACTCAGGATTAAAAGATTTTAAAACATTACCTGCATTTCTTCTAGCTTCATCAACAAGTCTTGAAAGAAATATATCTCCACCAGTAGATTTTTTAAAACTTATAGATAAATTTCTAAGATCTCTTTCAAAAGCTTTAAAAGATTGACCTGTCATTAATCCATTAGGTTCTACTCTTATTAAGTCATTAATTGTTTTAATTAATTTTTGTTTATCAGCAACAGTTCCAGTTGGATTAGACATGATGCTAGTTTTCATTGATTGTTTTAATGTTTCTACACCACCTGCATTTAATGAAACACTAGCTAACTCATCTGTATATGCTTTACTAACGTAATCATCTACATTTTTAAATAATTCATTACCTTTTAAATTTTTAGGTATTAATGCGTTAAATTGATTTTTTGTTAATTTTCCTGTTATTGGTTCAAGAGCTTCTTTCATTACTGCTCTGTTAAAATCTGCTAATGCTGTTATTCTTCCTAATTGTAAAGGACTTCCAACACCTGGTAAAGATGTTACATTCTGTTCAAAATTTTGTAATAGATTTCCTACAAAATTACCTTCACCACCAAATGCTTGACCTGTAGTTACTCTAATGTCTTTGTTCATTAGTTTTTTTGCTAGTTCAGTTGTTTTAGGTAAAATTTTTGCTGTTGCTCCACCTAAAGCACCACCTAAAGCACCACCAGTAGCTACACCCAATGCTTTACCTTCAACACCTTCACCTGCTCCTGCTCCGTATATGCCACCAGATACAGCACCAGTTTTTACAGCTTGTCCTACTTTACTAGCATCAGCTAATTTTTTTGCTCCTTGAACTGCTTTAATACCTGCACCACCTACTAACATAGTAGGTATTGATCCGGCTATTTCTGAACCATAAGCAAGTACAGGGTTTTCTTTTCTAAATCTATCTAGTTTTCCTCTAGCTTGTTTAACTGCTTCTTCATAAGTAATATCACCAGATGTTGCAGATTTAAACAATGCTTCTATTTCATCACCAAAACCAAAAGTTAAACCTTGTGCAGTAGCTCTAGTTAAATCTCCTGCAAAACTAGACTCACCAATATTTTGAGAATTATTGTTATTAGCAGTTGGAGTTTGATAACCTTGTAAAAGTTTTAATTTTTCATCTCTTGTCATTTTGCAACTAATCCTCTTTTGTTTCTTTCATTAAAATATTTATCTAAATCTTCATCATTTAAAGTAGTAGGATTTATTGATAGCAATTCATTATCTGTTAAATCTTGGTATTCTAACAAACCAAGACCGGTAGTAATATCTGAAGTAAATATTTTTAATTGATCTTTAGTAAACTCAATAGGTTTTTTTCTTGGGTAGCCTGAGTTACCATATTCTTTATCAACATTATAATTATACTGTCTAAGATTAATTTTATATTCATCATAAGTTTCTTTAAACATTTGAGATATTGCTCTACGAACTGCTTGTGGACTTTGTAAAGAATCAACATTACCACCTAAAGCATCAATTATTCTTATTGCATCTTGTTCTGTCATGACACCACCACCAACAATATTTTTTCTTGAAGCACCAATTAATCTTTGTAATTCTCCATTAGCTACTTTTGTTGCTAATTCTTCTTCTGTTAATCCTTCACCAAAAAATGTTTTAAATATAGTTGAGTATTGATCTGCTAATCTTCTTATGCCTTGATTAGTGTCACCTTGTAAACCTAAATATCTTTCGTAACTTTGTAAACTTCTTTCATTGTTTAATAAATTACTTTCAATAGTTTGCATTTCTCTAAAATCTGCTAACCCAAAAGTTTGTTGACCAATGTTTCTTATTTCGTAGTCACCTATAACTTTTTTAATATCTTTGTTAGGAACTTTAGCACCATTTATTTCTGCATACATTCCACCTTTAGATGAAAAATATCCGTACTCATTACCATTTTTATCTATTACTAAACCTCTATAAACTGGTTCTCTATAATTTTGTTTACCTGCTTTTAATTTATTTATTTCATTTTCAATTTCTTGTTGTTGTTTTGCTTCAGCATATTGATAACCTGGTTTTATAGTATCTAGTAATGTTTTAGGTGTATCTGAATAACCGGTGTCCATTCCCATAAAGAAATCCATACCATAATCTGATTGTGCAAACTCTACACCTTTATCAAAAGCGTTTTTAAGTAAACCACTAAAAGATGATTTTTCTTTTTTATCTTGTGATAAAATTCCTTTGTTTTTTGTTTCAATGTTTTCTTGATTGCTTTTTGGTTTAAAATTTAATATACCTGTATTATTATCTACATTATTAGATTTTTTACCTTTAACATTTAAGTAACGAGCATTTGGATATGTTGGATTTGCAACAGTACCACCACCAAATCTACTTGTAACAGCATTACCAACATTTTGAAATGATCCTGTCATTTCATCACCTCTATATGGATTTTGATAATTAAAAGTATCTCGTAAAAGAGTTCTTCTTGGTTTAGGAAAGTTGGCCATCATAAACCTATTATTATTTGGTGAAATTACATTTGGTTCTACAATGGGTTCTGTAATACTTGTACCAAACCTTGTTCCTGAATTAGTACGAATTTTAGGTGTTTCATTATTTGTTACATTAGATGAATTAAATAAATTTGTAATTCTATTTCCTACTGGTTCATTTGATCTATTTAGTAAACCAAATGAGTACATAGGTTTATTAGATGCAACAGAATAAGGATAATTAAAAGTTACCATTAAAAGAACCCTCCAAGTAAGCCACCACCGATTGCACCATAAAGAGGATTCATTCCAGGAATATTTCCTGCAAGATTAGATCCAATTCCTGCACCTTGTAATATGCCTCCACCAATATTTCTAAATACTGGTTTAGTTGATACTTCAGTTGAAGGTACGTTTGCACCTAATGCACCTAAGTATTGATTTAATTTAATGTATGGTTTTTGTTCTTGATAATCATATCTAGCAATAGCATCTTGTAGTTTAGCTTGTTCTAAGTTTTCTTTTTCTGCTCCTACTTGTTGTAATCTTGCTATATCATTATAATCCATTTCACCCAGTTGAGGTGCTGACATCATAGTATTAGCCATGAGTTCTCTTTCACGATTATATTGATCGCCATATACTTGATTAGCAAGTTGTCCTAAAGAGTCTGCTAATACTTCTTGATTAGCTCCTGAACCAAATCTACCTGCTTTTGTAAATTGTGAATTAACTTTAGATGTTACATCACCTGCCATTTGATTAAATAATGCTTGGGAATAAGGATTAGAACCAGGTGTTAAGTAATTACCGGCTAGTATGTTTGATGCTTCCGTTTGTGATTGGTTAAGTAAAGGGTTGCCAGATAATGCCCTTGATGTTGCTAAGTTTAAAGCAGTAGAAGTTTCTGGTGAAAAGTCTGTGTACGTTGCATTAGGAAAGAAATTAGGCGTACTACCTTCGTACAAATCTTGTGCAGAGTTTATCGCCTGTTCATAGTATGGTCTAATAAATTCTGATGGTTCTGCTGATGTAGTCGTAGTGACGTTTGTTGGGTTTGATCCTTTACTCATAATTCTTTACTCATTAAATATATATTTTGTTTAAATCCTTGTAATTTACGCAACCAACCTTTTCGCCCTGCTACCTCAATAGATTGGCAAAAATTATTTGTTGCAAATAGTTCAATTTTATCTTGTATAGGTTCTAACCAGTTATCTAGGTTATTACCTCCTGCGAGAACATATCGTAAGATACGTTTGCGTGGATAGTCTGCTACCTCTGTAACAACTGCACTTTCCACTTTATCGTTCTCCCAACTTATAAAAAGTTGAAACCTGTTTAATATTAATCCGTCTAGTATATCTCTAGCTGTGTAAGTATCATCTAAAGCTCTTTGTACTAATGGCTCTACTTGTTGCCATACCATAGCTATATCTTCTTTTGGTACTTGCGTAATCACCCTATAACAATATAGCCAAATGTTTGATCGGCATTAGATGAACTAGCATGAGTTAATGTTGCTGTTCCGTTTGCTCTTGCTGACACATACAAATTTGCTTTTGCTGTATTTGCGTTAGCTGTAGTTGGCATAAACAATATAATAGAGTTACCACCTAATCTTGCATCTGTAAGCGTTGTTGTCGTTTGACTTGCTCGTAATGTTATAGAGCCTGTGCTGTTTAACTTTCCGTTTATTGTGTTGTTTAAGCTGTTAGATACAAGGCGTAAATGTTGGCCATGATCCGGCATTGAAATAGGTACACCAGGAAACTGATTGTCTGCCATTATCTTTTGCCTTCTGGTCTTGCCTCTATATCTACTCCTGACATGGTGTTAAAGTTGCCACTTACCGATACTCGTATTCTATGATAACGAGAATTAGATCTAAGAGGACAATCACCACTATCTTGTGTTGAAACTGCTGTGCCAACAGATATGTTATCTAACTGTGATGCTCTTGTAATAGGCGTAACAGTAACAGTTGTGCTGTTATCATCACCATCTACAATCGGTCTAACATTAATAATAGATGATCTTCTACCCTCTGCACCTTCAAACTCTGTTGTATCAACTGTAGCTGATAAAGATGTAGAAATAAATTTACCAAATTTATTGTCAGAATTAAATCCTGCTAAACCTACAATACCTTCTCCATAAAAATAAGAGTCTAACGATTTAGGTAAATTATCTAAATCACCTAATACATCTAAACTTTCTAATGTCGTAAAGGCTTCTTGCGAGGCACTTGATATAAATTGTAAATCTAATCCTGATCCGGTGGACCATTTATCTACACTATAGTTATAAATAATTAATTTGTTATTTACGGAAGATGTAGAAGTAGCATTTGATCCTCTATAGGACCATACAACAACACTATTGTT